GCAAGTTCCATTGAGTATTCTGCCTTCAAAGCACGTGTCTTTGCAGTAACAGTAACTTTCTCAATAGAGAATGCCATTTCTTGGAATGCGTTAGCAGCATTTCCATCGCCTAATGCTTCAGCACGAGCTGTAGACATAGCAGCAACCGCAGCAGCGTTGTTTGTAAAGATTTCAGTTGGTAGTGAACCTTCTGCGAATGCGTTGTTACCAGAAGTACCTAAACCAGAGAAACCAGTGTTTGCTTCATTGTAGAAAGCTTCTGTACCAGATTGACCAGAATATTTTGTACGCATTGCGAAAATAAGACCTGTAGGACCTGTCATTGGTTGAACACCGCAAACGTCATACGCAATCAAATTAGGCAATGAACGGCGAACCAAACTGATTAAGATTGGATCGAAACCTGCAACAGGACCTGCAGCAGCATTACCGCCTTGGAAACCACCGTTAGTAGCACCCATTGAGTTTGTTGGTGAAGCTTCATAGAGCATACCAGATGATTTTTGCATTTCTTGAGCTTGATTCTCAAGAATAACCGCAGTAACCGCTTTACGGTATGGGTCTTTAATAGGGGCTAAATCTGGATGATCCAGAACGCCTTCCCATTTTTTTTGTAATGATTCGGACAAATACATAAAATCTCCTTAGATTTATTTTAGATTATAATTTTGTTTTAGAAATAGCGCCGATAACGGATTGGACGTAAGCATCAGATGTTACAATCTTCTTCTCACTACCGTCTTCTACTTGTTCGTGCAAGTCTTGTGCGGCTGCCTTTTTCACACCAGAAGGAAAATAGTTTTCACGGATTGTTTCAAGCTTTTCTTTGTATTCTTCCTCTGTGGAGAATTCAACGCCCTCTGCGAGCGATTTAATCTTTTCAGCTTGAGTGTCTGTTAAACCTTCACACACTTGATGTGTAACTTCATTCTTATGTGACTCAACTAAAGCTTTTGCGTAACTAATGCCACGTTCAATTTCTTCATTGAGTTTGCCTTCAAGTTCTTCAACTCTTTCGGCGAGTTCGCTTACTAAATCTACTTTCTCAGATGGAACATCGATGTAGTGTTCAGCAAACAAATTGCGTAATCCACCAATGAAGTCTTCAGTCAATTCGGCACGTAGACCAGATTCGATTGCGATTTCATTGTCAGACATCCATTGTTCAACAACATAGTTGAGGTAGTCATCAACTTTTTCTGTTAAGTCTGCTTTGATAGAATCAATTGCTTCTTCTAACATGCCAGCATACTTAGCTTCTGTTTCTTCTTCGATTTGAGTGATACGGTCGTATACACGAGCTTCAAAGATTGTTGCTGCTTTGGATTTAAATTCTTCAGAAATGGTAGAGTCATCAGAAAATAAAGAATCAATATCTTCTTTCATTTTCTCTTTCATCTTCATTTTTTTCATCATTGCTTTATCTTCAGCTTCATCATCGTGCATTTCAGAAATGTCTTCTTCACTCATAGTCTTTTTGCCACCTACTGGCTTGTTTTGAGTGTCAGACGATGCTGCGGAAGGTTTTGTGGATGGGGCAGCCATTTTAGTAGCGCCTTTGCCAGTATCGATTTTTTCAGAATCGTCATCTGGTTTACCATTCTCTGGCGTTGGCCCGCCTAAATCCTGTGCGTCACCAGGTAGTTTTTGTGGAGGCATGCCAGGTGCTGCTTTCTTGCTATTAGCGAGAATATCAGCTGCTGCTTCCATTAATTTGTTATTTGCCATTAGGAATCTCCTTTTGATTTCTTATTTATAAATTTAAAGTTTTCGTAGGTAATTTTCAAAGAGCTTTAATGCTACTTGCTCAAGTTGAGCTTTAGAAGCACTCTTTATTTGTTTTTTAGCGTTGTCAAAGTCTACTTCAACGAAGCGTCCTTCAACAAACATCCATTCTTTATTTTCCATAATGCCGTTAACGAAAGCACCAGGTGCAAATGGATCTGCAACAATGTCAGCAGCAGTAGCCAATTTTAAGTCATCTTGTACAAGATTATAACCTTCTCTAGTCTGTACAAGAGAACCCATTGCTCTAGATGAAACACCAACTTGAATGTCATTATCGATAAAGTTTTTAACGATTTGACCGTATGGTGTTTCTAAAATTAAAGCACGACCATAAAAAGAATTGCCGTCTTCAGTCAGTCCAACAATCTTATGTGATACACGCTCTAAGTTAATAGATGGTGTATCAGGATGTCCAAGTTCACCCAACGCACGATTTGTTTTAATAAATTCTTCATTGTAACGGTTTACTTCTTTACGAAGTGTGTCCATTTTGTACATTCTATTATTCTTGTTTACTTGTTCACCAACAAGAAATGTACCTTCAATGTAAAGTTTTCTTTTACCGTTCTCAGTAGCTTCGGTAAAATATTTTACACTTTCAATTGTTTCTGTAATTAGTTTCATGATACTACTTGTCCTGTATAAACGTCTACGTTGTATGAAGAATTTTTAGATAACTCTAATACAATCGTACCACCAGTTACAATAGTAATTACCAAATTTGATGTATTAGTATTAGAAATAGAATGACCAAAATCATCAAAACGCATTTCTCCAGCATTATGTAATGCAAGCACTGGAGTATTTGCGGCTCTAGAAACTTGAATACTACCATTACTAGACCATGTTACTCTTTTAATATCTGCTGAATTAACAATTTCAGTAGTAGTATTTTTTCTTAAATCAGTAAGATTAACTGTGTATGTTCCTGGATCAACACATCTAATGATAGATGATCCTCTTAATGAATTTGTAATTTCTAGTGCCATGTTATCTTATTCCCATTGATGAGCGTCTACGCAAAGACATTTTTCTTTTTAATAGCGTACGGCGCAATTTAGATTTTCTTGTTGTTTTCCAAGAACGCTTTAACATTCTTGCTTTATGTAATCTAACTGTAGCCGGTATTCTCTTTACTGTGTTACCAGATATTCTATAACCTTTAATGCTAGAGCGTCTAACATTCCTTTGAACTATAATACGCCCTGTACCATTTCTTCTAATTCTTCGGCGAATCTTTTGGACTCTACCCATTCTAACTATGTTGTTACTTGCTTCGTCTAACTCAGTAAACTCAAAAGTGTCTTCAGCAACATATCGTTTAGCTTCTTCTAATCTTTTAGAAACGATTTCATTTAAACGAGAAAACAATAGTTCTTTCGCTTCATCGAAACGCTTATGTATAATCGAATCTATAAAACTCATTTGTGTTTACTAAATGCAAAATCAGCAGCCTTCACAAAATGCTCTGGTGATTTATGAACCATATCAGCAAATTTCTTTTTATTAGAATCGTTCAATGCATTATGCACATTAGTAATTGCCGAGGCAGTATAGTGGTCTACTTTACGAGTATGGCCTGATGCAAACTTAACTGATTTAGCTTCTTTGTTTTTCACTATCTTATGTAGGGTATCCATAACGGCTTCTTCCAATTCAACACTTTCGTTTTGTTGTAATGGTGATGCAAATTGTAATCCATAAGGTACTGAAAAAAATCTATTTAATTTATCACTATAATATAAAGCAACTCTTGCACCATCTGGAAACAAACGAATTGATTTGCGTTTTAACATCAAAACAATTGGTGGATCTTGTGGTGTAGTTGTAGAAGAATCAGCTGCAGTTTCTACTAAATCTGTTGTAATGATTTCATCTTCACGAACGGCACGGCGAGCTTGTGTATTGATTTGTTTATTATTAGAAAGTAAATCTACCATCTTAGTGAAAAGATTTTGAATAATCATTCTATCTGCATTATTGAATGTTGGTTTTTCTTCACCCATCTTATCTAAGATTTTGTGAATGCGTTGCATCTGTGCCTTATTGGCAAGACCTGCTCGTACCAAAACATCAAACTTTGAATAGTCTGATGCCTCTTCTTCAACAATAGATTTAAATTCTTCTAAAGATTTCATGCAGCTTCTGTATCGTCTTCTTGTTCTTCTTCTTCGTCATCATTGAATAATGTTTGTGCAATATCAATTTTTCTTGCATTTAAAGCATCAAATGCTCTAGTCGATAACATATCAGTTAATGTATCTTTTGCTTCAGCTGCATTACCAACTGAAACACTATTAATAAAATCAATCGTTTCCATATTTATTCTCCTATTTCTTATTTAGTCTTGATGCCAACTTCTCCGCATCAGCATCAAGCATCGGCGTTTTAGATTCTGTCGAATCTTCTTCTGCCGTATTATCTACAGGTGGATTAGCATCTGTTTCTGCCTGTTGTTGTTCTTGTCCTGGTATTGGAATAGTTGGTCCACCAGTACCAGCTTTATCTTCTTTGGCAATCTGTTTGTCCATTTGTGAAATATCCTCATCAGATAGTTGAAGAATCTTTCTTCTAACCCAATCAGATGAATAGTAACGACCAATATATGGATCAACAACTTGCAATAATCCTAATCTTTCACGCAATAATTCTGCATCACGCAACTCTGTAAAGTTATTATCTTTCTTATAATCATAATAGATATCTTCTCTGAATTTATCCCACTCATCTGATGTACAGATACCTTTAAGAACTAATTGAATTCTTAAAGCATGGTCAAAAATCTGAGAGAATTTATTACGAAGTCTGATAATAAACTTTGTAAACTTAACTTCATCTCTTGTAACTTCAGTTGTTCTACCAAGACCAATCATACCACCTTGTTGTGGCTCTAAACGACTAATAGGTACGTTTAATGATTGTAATAGTTTCTGTCTGAAGTATTTAACGTCTTCTAACTCACCAAGGTTTTGTCCTGCAGGTAATGTAGTAATCTCTGTACCTTTACCACCCTCACGGCGTGGCAACCAGAAGTCTTCTAACATAGACATGTGTTTGCGGTCATCACGCAATTCACCAGTCTGTGCATCATAGACCATCTTGTTGCGATACTTCAACATAACGTCACGCAAGTATTGTTCAGCCTTGCCTTTTGGTAAGTTACCAACGTCAATGTAGAAAATACGGCGCTCAGGTGCTCTTGAAATACGATAGATAACTACCGCATCTTCAATCATACGCAACTGATTAAGGGGTTTGATTGCCTTATGTAAGTATGAAATAACGAATGTATTTTTTGCATCCATCATACCAGAGTTTACGTTAATAACGGACTCTGTAGCAATACGAAGACCAGAATTTACTTCTGATGTGAAACTTTGTGCAGAAGGCGCTCTGTCATTATAGACATAGTACTCTGCAATAGATTGAATGATTTGAGCCCCACTTTTTGGGTCTCTCATTTTTTTAATCTCACGCACTTTACGAATCTTGCGTGGATCAATATATCTTAATTCTTGAATACCATTTTTTGGATTAGATTCATCTATTACAACATGGTAATAAATTCGTCCATCAATGTACCAACGCTTAAACAAATCGTCAGAAAGATTACCAAAGTTGAGCATCTTTAAGACGTTCTCAAATTCTTCAATGATTTTCTTTTTAATTGTTTCAGGTTGTTTTAACTTATCAAGTATAATATCAACTGTACGACCAGTTACATCATGTGTGATAGCTTCATTAACAATATCATCAATCGCCATTTCAAGCTCAGGATGATTTGCCATTTCACGATAACGGGTAATTAATTCTAGTTCGTTGCGAACAGCACCCTCTAAGTCTACATACGTTCCGTAGTAGGCATTTTGCGTTATCGTTACCGCACCGTCATCCAACGCTTCCGTTGGAAGTGCGAAAGAAGGTTGTTCAGGGTTTTGTAACTGAACAACGTCTTTATTTCCGAGTGTAAACCCGAACAGTTTAATTGCCATTAAATATCCATTCTATAAAAATGGAGAAGGACCGAAGTCCATCTCTCTCTTAAATCACATTATCGGCTACTGATTCCCACCATTGATAGGTGAGAGTCACAGAGAACTCCTCAATCGTATCATTTGAACCCCAATCTACATCGATTGGTGTAAGGTCAGATGGAAACAATCCGATAAATTTATACTTTTTCAATTCAGTACCACTCTTACCAAATTGTGTAACTGCACCATCGACAGTATAACCACCTGGTGTAAGTGCAGCTGGATTACGCACATTCAAACCATGACTATTTATTGCTTGCATCCAACGCTCAAAAGCGTTACGGATAACAAAGTCTTCGTCATTGATGATTGTAATTGTCCAGTCAGCGAATGTTCTGTTACCAACAAACTTTAGTTCTCTTCCAAAGTATTGAACTGGTACAACACCTAGCGTTGAGCCAGGTAATTGAGCAGTCTTACACATGAAAGTTGTTTTAGCTTGTGCTGTTCCTGGCGCTGAGAACGCAGGAAACGGCAAAGATACTTCGAATAGATTTGGACGGGCACCATCCCCAACTAGTTGGGAACGGAATTCGTTTACGTTAAATGCCATTTAATTTCTCCTGTTTCTCTATTTATTAGAATCGCCCAACAACTTCTTCAAAACTTACGCCTGTTCTTACTGCAACAAAGTTAAGTTGGACAAAGTTGATAGAACGTGCAGGTTTAATGTATATATCACCAACGAATTGATTAGAATCAATAACATTAGGTGTATTATTAGAACCATCACACACAACACGGAAGTCTGTAATACCACGGCGTCCTTGAACATCACGCAAGAATGGTTCAACTAAGTTAATAAACTGCGCTCTTGTGAATTGGTCGTTAAACTCAAACATTGAAGAACGAGCAGCCTTAGCAATAGAAGACTCAAGTACGATGAATAAACGGCGTACATTGATGCGGTCAAATACAGATGGGCGACTCAATAGAGTTTTATCTCCAAAGAGTACTGTACCTTCGCCTTGGAAAGTAACAACTGGATTTACACCAACAACATACATGTTATCACGTTCTGCTTTAACAGGGTTCCAAGCAAGTTTAATAACATTCTTGATAGTACCTCTGTTGAATCCACCAGGTGAGAACCATGGGTCACGTTGCAAATCTGTTCTAGCGCATAGACCAGCAATATCACCATTCAATGGTACCCAACGATATACATCATTGTATCTGTCGAGTTGATACTTGTATCCAGAATCAAGAACAGCATATGAAGATGATGTTAATGAATTGCGATATGCAATAACAGCAGCAGACTCAGCACCAGAGTTATTAACAACTGAAGCTTTAGTTGGTGACAAGAATGCCATACAATCTTTACGAGATTCTACAATATTGGAAATTAGATAACCAGCAACTGTTGAATCACCAGGACCGGAAACAACTAATGAAATATCTACTGAATCTGGATTTGCAAAATATGACCATGCAGAAGTAACTGAACCGGAAGTAATTGTACCATCTGCGCCACCACTTAATGAAGAAGTGAACGGATTTCTTTGTCCGTTTGCAGCATCAAATGTTGTTCCGTTCGCAGCATTACCCCAATTTGAATTACCTGGTGCATGAGAAGTCCACCATACATATTTTGATTTTGAATTGATGACGTTTACATAATAGTTAGTAGAACCATCACCAAACTTAGCATCAGATGCCTTAGAAACGAATGCATATTTTTCTAGTACTGTATTTGCAACACCACCAGAGAATTTACCATCTTCGTCAACAACGATAATATGCAATTCATCACTAGAACCGTTAGCAGCAGTTGCATAGTCAGAAGTACCTGGTGCAACACCAAAACTATCTGCATATTGCCATTTACGAAGAATTGGTGCACCAACAACAATACCAGAAGTAAGAGCTGATGCAAGAGTGATAGCAGTTGCATTTGCAGAAGCAACTCTGATATAAGATGTTCCGCCGTCAACAGAAATCAAATCACCAGACTGTACATTTGCATTAGCTGCAGCAGTACCGTTGACGTTAATGACTGTAGCACCAGAAGATGTTACGTTTGCTCTCATTGAATCTGTAACTGTTAAATTAGCAGAGAATGCTTGAGAAGAAGCGCAAATAGAAACACGAAGACTGTTACCCAAAGAACCTGCATATCTTGCCGTAAATGGTCCAAGAGATGTGTTTGCATTTGAATAGTTTGCTAGATAATCGTCTGAATTTTTGATTAATGGTGAAGCACCATTAGCCGTAGCATTGAAAGTTGATGTAGTGTTAGCTGCACGAACTACTTTTAGATTATTAGAGTATGCAAGGAAGTTAGCTGCAGAGAACCAGTATTCGTAGTTTGTGTTGTCAGGTTTACCAAATACTTCGACAAGGCGAACCTCGTCAGAAATAGTGATAACCTCACCTACTGGTCCCCAAGCAAACTGCCCAGCGAAAGCGCCAATTGAAGTGGCAACGGAAGGGACAATTGTAGTCAGGTCAATTTCTGATACATTTACCCCAGGTGATAGCTGAAATGCCATGGATTTCTCCTTTTTGTTATTGGGTCAATTATATTTATAACTAATACAGTATTTAGTATTTTAGAATCTTGAAGATAGATATCCTTTTTCTGTCCATACATCTCCCGTATCAACTAAGACTTCCTCACGGCGCCCATCGTCAATAATACCTACAGGAGTCAAATCTTCTTCTATGAACATATTTTGTTCTGCCAACATAAGTTGTCTAACATCTATATTCGTAGAATCTTTGAAATAATTCTGAGCTGTCAACCAAGCAAATAGTACTAGACCCATAACCAAATCATCATTATTACCTTCTTCAGCTGCGTAACTATCACGAACTCTTACGAATGTATTTAATTCTGCAATCGTATCAAAGTCATTAATGATTAATTTATCATTCTCAATCAGCGTTTTTAAGTTAGCACAACCAATCTTTTTGACAGTTTTAGTTGTTTTAATACCAAACGATGTTGCTCTTTTGAAACCACCAGAGATACTTTGACCCTTGATGTGATGATGTTCCAACTTGTAGATATTCTCATACTCTAAATCATAGTGGAGAATATCTACAACTTGCTGCCCAATGTTGTTTGTTTCAATTAATGCGTAGGCCTCATTATATCTTTTTGCAATTGAATATATTACAGTTGGAAAAAATAACAATGGTAATTTATTGTTTCTGTATTTAGCCACTTGTCTATAAGGTGTTTGTGTAACATCTACTACATTAATTGTAGAATAGTCTTGTTGAACACCTTCTGCACAATCTACGTTGGCAATATACATGTGTCCTTCTTGTGGGTGCTCATATATATCAAATCCTTCTTCCGAGTATAATGGATTAAAAAATGCCAATGAACGCAATTTAGATCCAGAAATGAGAGTTGCAGATGACCCAATAAATTCTGTTTCAAACTCTTGCCTAAATTGTTCTTCAGAAGTATTACGAATCGTTTCTTCTTTCCAAGCCGCATCACGACCTGGAACTTGTGACCAATGTACTTCGAGTGTTTTATATGTTGAACGGCCTTCAGCGGCATCGACCCACATTTTGTAAAAATGATTCAA